TGAAGTGTTTGATAGTTCTCTTGATATTGCAGGCACAGAAGAATTTTTAAAACTGATACATTCATTAGGTCAAGGTGTGAATGTATTCATTATTAGTCATAAATCAGATACACTATATGATAAATTTACCAACGTACTTCGATTTGACAAAGTGAAAAACTTTACGAGGGTTACATAATGAAAAAGATAACTGATATAGAAGAAGTAACATTAGTGCAGAATCAATTAACAAAAGTTACACCATACGATTTTTCAGAAAACACAGATGAAGAAAGAAAAACATTTGTAGATTTTCTTCGTGAGAAACAACAGAAAGAACTTGGCTCGTATGGTCTTTCTGCAATACAATGTGGATATGATATTCGTATGTTCGTGATTGGTGCACCACCTGATGAATATGATATATGGAATCCAGAAGTTTTTGAGTATAGTGAAAAGTTGATTTCATTTGAAGAAGGTGATATGTTAGAACCTTTATTGTTTGTAAAAGTTCGTAGACCTGAATGGGTGAGAGTAAAATATTTTAATTACAAAAATGAAGAACAACACAAACAGTTTGAAGGTCTTACTGCAAGAATATTTCAACATGAGTTTGATAATCTAGAAGGTGAATCGTTTATAAACAAAGCACATTGGATCGATTTAGATAGAGCAAAGAATAAAAGAAAAATTAAGTTAAGAAGATTAAAGAAACAATTAAAAGAGGAACAAAAAAATGAAAGAGATTGGGCAAAACAGGCATGATGCGGCTGATGTATTAAGAGAACTTGCAGATTTATTTACAAAGAAGAATAGGGGATATGGTCCTACTTATCATTCACACGGTAAATTTATGGAAACACTTTTTCCAAATGGAATTGAACTAAAAGGTGATGATGAATTTAAAAGATTTGCGATTCTTGATTTAATCGCAATAAAACTACAAAGATATTGCAATCATTTTTCAGATGGTGGACATGAAGATAGTGCCTTAGATTTGACTGTTTATGCATCAATGTTAGTAGAAATTGATAGAATGATTAAAAATAGAGATAAAAGACACAACCTTCCTGCCTAAAAACCAAACATTTATAAACTTTTTTGGCTTTTTTTGCCAAATAATGCAAATAATGCAACTTTTAAGAAAAAAGGCCTTGACTTATTCTGATATCCTGTCATAATGGTAGTGTAATTGATTGTTACTCATTAACAAGGATTGAATATGTCAAAAGAAACTCTCGCTAAATTGATGGCTATTGAAGATATTAATGTTGAGAACCGTAAGGTTCACACAGCATCTTTTGATGTTAAAAGTAGAACCCTTGTTCTTCCTATCTGGAAAGATGATCTTTCCGAACACGTTACTGATCTTCTTGTTGGTCATGAAGTTGCTCATGCTCTTTACAGTCCTGCTGCTGAATGGCTTGCAGTTTGTGAAGATAAAGAAGTTCCCAAATCTTATGTTAACATTCTTGAAGATATTAGAATTGAAAAAGCAATCAAGAAAAAGTTTCCGGGTCTTAGAAAATCTTTTGTCTATGGTTATGAAGAAATGGTTAAAGATAAAATTCATAACATATTTGGTCTTGATGAAAAAATTACTCTTGATGGTGATTACAAACTTTTAATTGATAGAATCAATCTTCAATATAAAGTTGGTCTTGTAAAAGATATTCCTTTCTTAGAAGATGAACAATTTCTTCTTGATAAAATTTCTAGTTTAGAATCTTTTCAAGATGTTGTTGATCTTGCAAAAGAGATTTTTGAATTTTCAAAAGAGAAAATGGAAGATAAAGAAGAAGAGCAAGAAGAACAACAATCTTCACAAGGTAGTTCTGATGAAGAATCCGAATCTTCTGAAGAAACTGAATCTGAAGAAAGTCCAGAGTCCGAAGAAACTGAAGATGAAGAAACTGAATCTAAATCTGATAGTAGTGAAGAAGGTGATGAAGAATCTGATTCTACTGAATATGGAGAATGGAAAGAAGAACACAATCCTTTAGAATCTGTAACAGAAGATTTATTTGATAGTGCAAAAGATAAAATGATTGATGATTCTGAATATGATAATAGTTATGTTTCATATCCTGCAAAACCTATCAACCACAAACCTTTTGTAGAAGATTATAAAGACTATATGTCAAATTGTGAAAAAATAGTTTCTGAATTTTCTGAGACTTGGAAAAACCCGAAAGAACTTTTAGATAAACTTGTCGAGTTCAAACGTGATTCTCAAAAGACTGTAAATTATATGGTCAAAGAATTTGAAATGAAGAAAGCTGCTGATGCGTATAAGAGAATTACACAATCTAAGACTGGTATTATTGACGTAAATAAATTACATAGTTACAAATATAATGAAGATTTATTCCGTAAGATTTCTGTTACTCCTGACGGTAAAAATCATGGTGTTGTTATGTTTATTGATTGGTCAGGTTCTATGGCTGGTGAATTGTTTAACACTATGAAACAAGTATTGAATCTTGTTATGTTCTGTAAAAAAGTTAATATTCCTTTTGAAGTATATTCCTTTACAGACCGTGAAGAAGATATTGAAAACTGGCCTAAAGTAAAAATGAATGAAGTGCAAACTCCGAAACAAGGTCAATATGGTATTGGTACACAATTTAGATTAGTGAATATGTTAAGTTCTAGAATGAATGGTAAAGAATTTAAAAAGGCTATGGAACTTGTGTTTATTAATGCCTCTTATGATTTTAACTGGGATATGCAACAATATGCATTGGCACAAACACCTTTGAATCAATGTATTGCAGTTTCTGAATCTTTACTTTCTGAATTTAAATCAAGTAACAATCTTCAGATTGTAAATGCGATTTATTTAACAGATGGTGAAAACAATGGCATTACAGGTTCTTTCAATTTTGTAAAAGGTAATCCAGAGTCAAATTATGATTCTAATAAAGTAGATCGTTTTGAATTGAATAGAGTGTTTGGTTCTTATAATAGTAGAGCTTCATACTTGGTTGACCAAAAAACTAAAAAACAATATACAATTTATAAGAGTGGAAGTGATAATAGATATTCCAGAAATCGTTATAGAGTCGAAACACTAACACTTCTTGAAATTTTAAAAGATAGAATTGGTGTGAATATTATTGGTTTCCACTTAGTCAATACAAAAAGACTTCCTAGATTTATTGATGATTCATTATATAGAATGTCTGGTGGCGACATGGAAGAATATTATAGCTATTCTAAAGTTGAAGAACTGAAAAAATCATTCAAAAAGGCTTTAAACAAAAATCGTTTTTATGCTCTTGATGAATTTGGTTATGATGATTACTACATTCTTCCTAATAATAAACTTGATACAAAAACAGAAGAATTAGTGGTTGGTAGTGATATGAAAAAATCAGAAATTAAAAGAAATTTCATAAAACACAACAAGTCTAAAACGGTGAATCGTGTTCTGTTGACTAGATTTATTGAAAAAATATGCAACTAATTTGGATAATAATGAAAATAATGCAAAATTATGAAAATAAACGGTTGACATATCACGAGGAACCTGTCATAATAGCTATATAATAATTGATAAGGAGATTTTATATCATGAACGAAACACAAGAAAAAAGAGTCAAAATTGTAAATTACATGAAAGATATGTATGGTGATGTTGTTACTAGACAACAGTTGTTGTCTGGTGCAGAGTTTTTAGGTCTTAAAGGTGGTTCGGTAAGATTCCTACGTCAACCAGAAAATCGTGTTGGTGTTGGTAAATACAAAATGCCAGAACTAAATGAATCTGGTGAAATTGTTTCTGAACCAAAACCAGTTGCCGTTGAAAAACCTCTCTCGAAAGTGGAAGAGAGTTCGATTGCTGTTGCACCTTCCGCACCTAAGAAAATTGAAAAGTTAGAATGTGCGATACAAAATTACATTCCTGAGAGAGAACCTCATTATGTGAAGTTCGGACATTACAATGATTTGAAAAGTATTGTGAAGTCTGGTCAGTTCATGAACGTATTTGTAACTGGTCTTTCTGGTAATGGTAAAACTTTGATGATTCACGAAATTTGTTCTGAACTAAATCGTGAATTGTTCCGTGTAAACATTACAATCGAAACTGATGAAGATGATTTACTCGGTGGTTTCAGACTTGTTAATGGTGAAACTGTATGGCATGATGGTCCTGTTATTCAGGCTATGAAGCGTGGTGCAGTTTTGTTACTAGATGAAATTGATCTTGCCTCACACAAAATAATGTGTTTGCAACCTGTTCTTGAAGGTAAAGGTGTGATGTTAAAGAAAATCAATGAGTATGTAAAACCTTCGTCTGGTTTTACAGTTGTTGCCACTGCCAACACTAAAGGTAAAGGTTCTGAAGATGGTCGTTTCATTGGCACGAATATTTTGAACGAAGCATTTTTAGAAAGATTTCCTATTACTCTTGAACAATCGTATCCTAGTGCTTCAGTTGAAAAGAAAATACTTGATAGTATTTTAGAAAGTGCTGAAAAACCAGATACTAAGTTTACTGAATTGTTAGTAACTTGGGCTGACGTAATCAGAAAATCTTTTATCGAAGGTGTAGTTGATGAACTGATTGCAACAAGGAGACTTGTAAATATTATCAATACTTACATTATCTTTGGTAAAAAAGAAAAGGCAATCGAACTTTGTGTTTCTAGATTTGATGATGATACAAAAGAATCTTTCCTAGACCTCTACAAAAAAGTAGATGGTGGTGAGATTGAAGGCGAATCAGAAAGTCTAGAAGAAGTAATGGAAAAATCTTCGATTGATTTTGATGAAGAAGTATAAAAAATAATCATTCGGTTTTAATCTCCTTTCTCCGAATGAGGGGTGGGCAATTGGGTTGCCTGCCCCACTATTTTATCTTTTGGTCTTGACAAAATAAAGAAAGTTAGTGTATAATGGATAAAGATATAAAAAACATAAATCCTATAAAACTATGTAAGAAAAATAAAAATCTATTAGTTCCATGGTATCTCATGGCGTGTTATATGTATTATCAAGAAGTAGAAAGTATTATGCCTGATAGTGAGTTTGATTCTATCTGTAAAAACTTAAACAAACATTGGGACTCTATTGAACACCGACATAAAGATTTGATTGACAAAGCTTCACTTGATGCAGGTACTGGTTATCAAATACGATTTTATCCTACAATGGTGAAAGGTGCAGCTTATGAATATTTTTTATCTAGATGATAATCCACAGATTGCGGCTGAGATGCATTGTGATAAACACGTGGTCAAAATGTTGGTAGAATATGCACAATTGATGTCTACGGCACACCGAGTAACAAATGGTTTACCAATCATAAGTAAATCAAAAACTGGTCGTAAAGTTACTCGTTATATTCTAAGAGAATCGGAACTAGAAAATATATTGTATAAAGCTTGTCATGTAAACCACCCTTCGGCAGTATGGACAAGAGAATCAAAACAAAATTACAGTTGGTTATTAAATCTATGGTTACATTTACACAATGAATACAAAAGTCGTTATAAAAAAGAACATAAGTCTTATACACTACTTCGTTACCACTTATGTGAAACACCTGAAAATATCGCCTCTAGCGAGTTCTCAGCACCACCTCAATGTATGCCTGATGATGTAAAAACAGACAATACAATAGAGGCATATAGAGATTATTATCGTGTTCATAAATCAAGATTTGCGACATGGAAGAACAGGAGACCACAATGGTATGACAAACAATAAAAGAATAACAAGAAAAATACCAACTGAACCAAAAGATTATGAAGCATATTTGTATAAGTACAGCATTTGGATTGAAGAATTGAATCTTTGGAAATATTATGTAGGGAGAAAACATGAAAAATACAATGTGAATCTGTATTGGCATAGTTCTGAAACAGAAGAATTAAAACAAGATTTAGCTACAAGAAAGAAAATAATTTTTGAAATTTTACAGTATGGAGAACATATTACAATGGCTTTAGAAGAAATAAGAATATTAAAAAACGCAGATAATGGTATTGGAGCAAAAAAATCACCAACTTGGTATAACAAGAGTAATGGTGATGGTGGAGGAATTTTTGCTAAAGGTTTAGGTGGTCAAGTTAATGTTGATAATCTTTTTGATCTAGTAAACGGAATATTAAAAAACCATAAAGATTTTGAACTAGGTGATAAAGTTGAAGGTATTACAAAAATTCGTTTGAACCATAGTCAAATAAGAGAACTTTTAAATTCTTATCAATATTTTCAAACAAGAGATCAAATTTTTGATACTGATCATATTGATGATTTAAAAGAAGATATGGCAGATGAAGCTAATCCTGATGAATGGGAACCAATAGTTTTGTTAGAAGATGCAAAGATTGTTGATAATAAAGTT